GCACGGCTGCGCCTCGCGGCACAGGTGGGTACTAAGAGAGAAATCTCGGCCACTTCTACGAGGTAGCGTAAGATGTACAGTCTCTCCAGTAGCTGGGAGGGCTCCCACACTACAGCTACAAATGCCGAAGCGTTCTCGCAACGGCCAGACCAACGCCCTGCCAGCGTCTAAGAAGCAGAAAGCGAATCCGCAGCCCGGACGTCCCCAGCAACGAAATGCTGGATCCGGCTCTGTCGCCGCGAGCTCTTTCGCGGCGGCGGCCTACGCCACCGGACAACGCTCACGTGAACCCAACGTGAGTGCCTCTGGACGATCGACCCGAATCCGCCACCGTGAGCTCGTCTCCACGGTGACGGGATCGGTCGCCTTCTCCGTGTTCGGGTCGTACGACCTGAACCCGGGCGTCGCAGCCACGTTCCCATGGCTGTCGACGCAGGCGAGTGGTTGGGAGCAGTACCGCTTCCACAAGCTGTGCTTCGAGCTCTTCACCCGAGCACCAACCACCTCGACTGGCTCTGTCATTCTCGCTCCCGATTATGACAGTTTGGACGCGCCCCCAGCGTCCGAAGCAGTGGCAACGAGCTACCGCGACTCGACGGAGGATGCTCCGTGGAAGGACCAGGTTTGTCACCTGGACCCGACCGCGATGCACCCGATCGGGCCTCGGAAGTATGTGCGGTCCGCACTTGTTGCCAACTCGGACCTCAAGACCTACGACGCAGGCACGATGCACGTCTGCACCGTGTCGCAGGCGAACACCGACGGCATCGCAAAGCTGTGGGTGGAGTACGACGTGGAGTTCTTCGTCCCGCAAACCGCCTCTTCGGGGGCTGCGGCGCAGAACAACTCGTTCGCGCTCTTTAACCTCTCTGCGAATCAGTCTCTGACGACGGCGACCGCTGCCACCATCGTCTTTGACGAGACCGTCGTGAACGACCTGGGCATCGTGAACAGCTCTGGCGTACTCACACTGCCGAAAGGCAACTGGGAGGTTCGCGCCGAGGCCTGCTGTTCGGGTGGCACGTCGACCGTCGCTTCGCTCTTACTCGCGATCGAGAAGAACGGAGCTGCGCTCGCCGTGCCCTGCGAGTCGAACTTCGCAGTGAACACGTCGGGAACGACACTGTTCAATCCCATGGTCTCGGCGACAGCGTATGTCCCGAGTACGGGATCCGACACGGTCCGTGTCAGGGTCACGTACACGAGCGTCGCCGGCACCCTCGTGGCCGCCGGCGACCGTTGTCGCCTGATGGTCCGGATCTGCTAGTCAGGCCGGATGATCGCTTTGACCTATCATACGTCGTTAAACTGGATCGTCTAACTGGACGTTAACAAGTCTCTGGACGACTGTCCTCGCAGCCGATGATTTATCCCTATGGAGTCAAGATCGGGCCCCTGCATTGACAAGTCGTGCCGAACACGTGG